ACGAAATCACTATTACAAGGGGCGTGATTAAATCAAATGGTCAATGTACAATAATCCTAGCCACCTTTGAGAATGAGGCGTAAATGGATTATCCTGCCGTATTCGTATCGACGCTGTTGCATAGCGCCACTAATGCTCATTTTATGCACTTTCAGACTGAAAGCTACGCAGAGCACAAAGCCTTGCAAAAGTATTACGAAGGTATCACAGACCTCGTAGATAACTTTACAGAGGCGTACCAAGGCAAATACGATAAGATAAAAACCTATCCGGATGAGTTTCATTTGGCAAAAACGCCACAGAAATACCTCAAAAGTCTGTGCGACTTTGTTGAAGAAATCCGCAAAGAATTGCCAACGGACACGCCATTACAGAATATTATTGACGAAATAGCAGCATTAATTGACTCAACGCTGTACAAACTGCGTTTTCTTAAATAGGTGACCTATGAAAGCGGGACTATACGCAAACATTTTGGCTAAACAAGAACGGATTAAGGCTGGCTCTGGCGAAAAGATGCGAAAGCCAGGCGATCCAGGCGCACCTACGGCTAAAGACTTCAAAGAATCAGCCAAGACAGCTAAAGACGCAAAGAAATGACAGCGGCGTGGACTCGTAAAGAAGGCAAGAACCCTGAAGGCGGTCTAAATGCCAAGGGTCGAGCGAGTGCTAAGGCTGAAGGCATGAACTTGAAGCCACCAGTTAAGTCCGGCGATAACCCACGCAGAGCTAGTTTCTTAGCAAGAATGGGCAACATGCCAGGGCCAATGGAAAAAGACGGAAAGCCCACTAGGTTAGCCTTAGCATTGAAAGCATGGGGCGCATCAAGCAAAGAAGATGCAAAGTCAAAAGCTAAAAACATCAGCGAACGCAATAAATGAGCTAAACTCAACCAATCTTAAATCTAAGACCATTGAGAAAAGATATGGCAATTGAAAAACAATCTAAGCCTATCAAAGGCGGCAGAAGGGAAAACGCAGGTAGACCTGTTGGTATCCCTAACAAAAGCACAACTAAGGCTAGAGAGGCTATAGCGGCTTTTGTAGACGGTAATTCAGACAAACTTCAGCTATGGCTAGATCAAATAGCTACGGATGAACGGTACGGCCCAAAGACAGCGTTTGAATGTTTCATGGCTGTAGCTGAATATCATGTACCCAAACTTGCACGAACCGAACATACTGGCGCTAACGATGGCCCGATTGAACTGGTGGTCAAGTGGCAAGACGGGAAGTAACGCTGCCCTATAGTCCAAGAGGTGCTTTTAGATCATTCCACGACAGATCAGAGCGTTGGGCTTGCTTAGTCGCACACCGTCGAGCAGGAAAGACTGTTGCAGCTATAAACGACATTATCAGGGCTGCGCTTATGTGCAAAAGCCCAAATCCCTTATTTGCGTACATTGCACCGTTTCGCAGCCAGGCTAAGTCTGTGGCGTGGGATTACCTTAAACACTTTGCTGCGCCTGTGCTTGCGTCAAGCAATGAGGCTGAATTGACCATTGAGTTGATAACTGGCGGCAAGATACGCTTGTTTGGTGCTGACAACGCTGATGCAATGCGAGGCTTAGGCTTTGATGGCGTGTTTATGGATGAATACGGAGATTTCAGGCCATCAGTCTGGGGTAACGTCATTCGTCCTACATTGTCAGACAAGCAAGGTTGGGCTGTGTTTGCAGGTACGCCAAAGGGAAAGAACCAGTTTTGGCAGATATTTGAAACAGCAAAGAAAACGCCTGACGAGTGGTTTCACCTTGTTCTAAAGGCTAGTGAATCAGGACTGTTGCCAGACACAGAGCTACGAGCTGCTGCGGCACAGATCAGCGATGACCAGTTCCTACAAGAATACGAGTGTTCGTTCGAAGCGGCAATCCTTGGTGCGTTTTATGGCGAGGACTTACGCAAAGTCACAGATGCGAGACAGGTTTGCAAGGTTGCCTACGATCCGCACCTACCCTGCCACACAGCTTGGGACTTGGGATACCGTGATGACACGGCTATTTGGTGGTATCAAGTGGTACGCAACGAAATCCACATCATTGATTATTTTGCAATAAGTGGTGCAAATATCGCAGAAATAGCTAAAATAGTCGTAGAAAAGCCGTATAAATACGGAAAACATTACCTTCCGCACGATGCAAGGGCTAAAACACTAGCAGCAGCGGGTAAGTCAGTAATCGAGCAATTGAGTGAGTATCTAGGCATTAGCAACATGGCGATTGTGCCTGACTTGTCGGTGCAAGACGGGATTCAGGCGGTGCGTCAAATGCTGCCAATGTGTTGGTTTGATGCTGAACGAACGCACGATGGGCTAGAGGCACTACGGCAATATCAGCGGGAATACGACGAGGACAAAAAAGCATTTAGGCAAACACCACGGCACGATTGGACAAGCCACCCTGCTGATGCTTTCAGAATGTTAGCGATTGCTTGGAGGCTAGAGCCAAAGGTTAAACCACCGGATACGGTCAAGCCGTTGATGGTCGGGCCACAGAACACAGTTACATTGAATGATATGTGGGCAACCCACACAACAAACCGGAGCAGAAGATTATGAGCGGTGTACAGCATCCTTATGAGTACCAATACGAACACGTTGCAACAAGTCAAACCGCACATGTCTTAGGCGGCACAGGCGCAATTGGTGACTACCTTCACCGTTTGATTTGTACCGTGTCTACAGCTGCCACAGGTAGCGTCACCATCATAGATGGCTCATTCTCGCACATTCTTTTGCCAGCATCAGCGGGAACTGGCGTTAACGTCTACAACATTGAAGTAAACGCTATCTCTCGCACTGGTGCGTGGAAAGTCACAACTGGCGCAGGCGTTGAAGTGATAGCTGTAGGTATTTTCAGCGCATGATCGTAGCAAGCGTATTGCGTTCGGGCGGTGATTTCAAGCCTGAGCACGTTTACGCTTTGCAAAAGATGTGTGCGAAGTATCTGCCACCGCATGAGTTTGTGTGTTTGTCAGACGTTGAGCTAGAGTGCAAAACCATCCCTTTGTTGCATGATTGGGTTGGTTGGTGGGCAAAGATGGAGTTGTTTAGGCTACCAAGTGCGTTGTATTTTGATCTCGACACCGTGCTGACTGGTGACTGTGCAGAGATAATTAAAGCGGCAAAACAGCACGATTTTGTGATTATGCGTGATGTTTATCGAGGCAAGCACAACCCGAAAGCGATGCAGTCAAGCATGATGTACTGGTCAAAACCTGTGAATTTATACGAAAAGTTTGCAGAATTACAAATGTATGCAGCTGGTGGCGATCAAAGTTATATTGAACACCACATGAAGGATCGAGTGACGTACTGGCAAGATATATGCGAAGGGATTGTAAGTTTTAAGGCTGATGTGTTGCCCAAGGGCTTAAACGATGCAAAGGTTGTGATATTTCACGGAAAACCTAGACCGTGGGAGCAGACAAGGATACCGTATGAAATTGGTTAACGGGTGGCACGTTCCAGACATTGACGAATGTTGCTTACCTGCAATTTTGTCTGAATTGCCTGATTTGGCTGAAAGCTACAAGTTTATTAACAACTTTAGAACCGTAATCCAAGCAGGTGGCAATGTTGGCGTTTATCCAAAAACAATGGCACTTCAATTTGATCGTGTCATTACAGTTGAGCCTGATCCAGTTAACTATTCAGCGTTGCTATTGAATGTGGCTGACATAAAAAACATTGAACACTCTCAAGCTGCGTTTGGTGACAAAGAAGGCACAGCGGCAATTGACCACATATACCCTGAGAACATAGGGGCGCATCAACTGAAGGCGGGTAATGACATTAAAGTTATTACCATTGACTCGTTAGATGTGCATGATTGCGACTTTTTACAATTAGACATTGAAGGCTCAGAGCATCAAGCGATATTGGGTGCAGAGCGAACAATTAAGAAAACATACCCAATTATCACGCTTGAGCTTAAAGGCTTAGGCAGTCGTTACGGGTACAGCGACGAAGATACAATTGAATTGCTTGCAAGTTGGGGCTATGAGATTGTCGGACGGGTCAACCGTGACGTAATTTTTGCGAGATATTGAAATGGAAGCACTTACAGGCGTTCAAAAGTGGCTAAATGTAATCAGCCAATACGACAACGAGTTTAAAAAGTGGGAAGGTCGCACACAAAAGATAGTCAAGCGCTATCGTGATGACAACCGCAACCAGAACACGAACGAGACTGCAAAGTTCAACATTCTGTGGTCTAACGTACAGACGCTAATCCCTGCCGTATATGCTCGATTGCCAAAGGCTGATGTATCTCGACGGTTTGGGGACAACGATCCAGTTGCTAGAGTTGCTAGCCAATTGATTGAACGAGCGCTTGACTTTGAAATCGAGCATTATTCCGATTTTCGGTCAACCATGAGACACGCAGTCGAGGATAGGTTTTTGGGTGGGCGTGGCGTGGCTTGGGTGCGCTACGAGCCGCACGTTCGGGATCAAGACATTCCTGAAGATGGGTTGCAAATTACTGAAGATGTTGACGAAGTTGACAGCACGGGTCAGCAAGTCAAGACTGCGATGCCTGGCGCTGATGGCGCTATGGGCATGGAAGCCGAACCGCAAGAGGAAATTGAGTACGAATGTGCGCCAACTGACTATGTGCATTGGAAAGACTTTGGACATTCGGTAGCTCGCACATGGGAAGAAGTCACAAGCGTCTGGCGCTGGGTGTACATGACGAAAGAAAGCCTTGTTGAGCGATTTGGCGAAAAGATGGCTAAATCAATACCGTTGGATGCAGGGCCAGAGACGAACAAACAGTATTCAACGCAATCCAAAGACTTCACAAGAGCCAAGATATGCGAGATATGGGATAAGGAAAGCGGCAAAGTTTACTGGATTAGCAAGAGCTGCCCAAACATATTGGACGAGCGTGACGATCCGCTAGGGCTTGAGAATTTCTTCCCGTGCGCCAAGCCTTTGTACGCCACAATGACTTCAGACACGCTTGTGCCTGTGCCAGACTTTGTGCTGTATCAAGACCAAGCGAATGATTTAGATATTTTGAGTGACCGCATTGATGGCATGATTAAAGCCTTGCGTGTGCGTGGGGTCTATGACGCATCACAACCCACCTTGCAGCGTCTTTTGACAGAGGGTGATAACAACACACTCATCCCTGTTGATAAGTGGATGGGGTTCTCTGAGAAAGGTGGTTTAAAGGGATCAATTGATCTGTTGCCATTAGATACATTGGCAAACGCTTTGCTGCAATGTTATCGGGCGCAAGATGAAATTAAAAGCACAATCTTTGAAATTACAGGTATTAGTGACATTGTTCGGGGACAAGGCGCAGCGAGTGAAACAGCGACAGCACAACAGATTAAAGGTCAGTATGCAGGATTGCGCTTGCGAGCAATGCAAGAAGATGTTGCCTTGTTTGCGAGTGAGCTATTTCAATTAAAAGCACAGGTTATTTGCACTAAGTTTCAACCCTCAACAATCTTGCAGTACGCAGCTGCCCAAGCAATGCAGCCAGCAGATCAAGCGCTGATCCCACAGGCGCTGATGCTGTTGCAAGACAAGCCTTTACGCTCGTTCCGGATTCAGGTCGATTCGGATAGCTTGGTGCAGATTGACGAGCAACAGAACAAGCGTGATCGGGTTGAATTCTTGCAAGCAATGGGTGGCTTTTTGACTCAAGCGTTGCCAATGGGTCAGCAAGCACCAGAATTAGTGCCTATGTTGATTGAACTGGTTAAGTTTGGTGTTGGCGCATACAAGAAAGCTGCGCCAATTGAAGGCACGATTGACCAAGCGATGGAACAAATTAAAATGAAACAGCAACAAGCCTCGCAGCAACCACCCCAACCTGACCCAGAGATGATTAAAGCGCAAATGGATCAACAACGTGAGCAATCACGGGTTGAGGCTGACTTACAAATTGAGCAAATTAAAGCGCAAGGTGAGGCAGCGTTAGAAGATCAGAAGCAACGGTTTGAGTATTGGAAAACTGAATACGAGGCGCAAAATAAGATCAATTTAGCTCGTATCGCTGCTAACCCAGGCTACGACATTCCATTGCTTGAACAACAAGAATCTGCAAATCAGCAAATGATCGTATCAGTTGCCGAAAGTATGAAAGAAGCAATCAGTCAAATGGCGCAATTGCATCAGTCAATGATGGCATTGCAAGCGCAAACCATGCAACAAATTGAAGGCGTAAAAAACATAGTCGGTGCGCCTAAACGATTGATTCGTGGCCCAGACGGTAAAGCGATGGGCGTGGAGGTAATTCAATAATGGCACTTGTTCTTGCAGATAGAGTTTTAGAAACGTCTACAAGTGAGGGCTTAGGCACGTTTGCTTTAGCTGGCGCACAGACAGGTTATCAAACATTCTCAAGTGGAATTGGCAACGGTAATACTTGTTATTACACAATCAACGGTCAGACTACCGAACAATGGGAAGTCGGTATCGGCACGGTTGGCGCAGGCACACTTGCACGAACAACGCTAATTTCCTCAAATACGGGAAGTTTTATTAACTTTGTTGCGGGCGTTAAAAACGTCTTTGTTACGCAACCAGCAAGCAAATCAATTTATAAAGACGAAAACGGCAATGCCATTCCATTAGGATCGGCAAGTGCTACTCAATTAGACATTACCGCACAAGGTGATTTGCGGTTGCAGGACACCACGGGCGGTCAATATGTAGCATTGCAAGCTCCATCAACCATTGCAACGAGCTACACGCTGACTATGCCAGCGGATGACGGCACAGCGGGTCAGGCATTGGTTACAGACGGTTCAGGCGTGTTGTCTTGGTCTAGTGCGGCATCGGGCGATGTGTACGGCCCTGCCTCTGCTACGGATAACGCTGTAGCACGTTTTGACGGTACTACCGGCAAGATTGTCCAAAACTCGGTTGTGACTATTGCTGACACTACGGGCAACATGACGGGCGTAGGAACTCTCGGTGTAGGCGCTATTACAACTTCAGGCGCTTTGACATATGGTGGAGTTACGCTGAGTAACTCAGTGACTGGCACAGGTAGCATGGTGCTGGCAACTTCGCCCACTCTAGTAACTCCTGCTTTAGGTACACCCTCATCTGGTGTGGTAACAAACCTGACTGGTACAGCCTCCATCAACATTAACGGCACAGTAGGGGCAACAACACCAAACACGGGTAACTTTACAACCCTGACTGAAAACTCTAGCCCTGCGGTAGTCCAAACCGACATCGGCACAGCAGCCAACGAGATTCCGCTGAACCAGTATCTCGGTAACTTAGCGTATCAGAATGCTACAAACATTGCGGGGCAAGTTGGACTACAGGTTGGCACAGCCGCTGCGCCTTCATTAGTATCTGCAACTAACACAAATACGGGTATGTTCTTCCCTGCTGCTGACACCATTGCTTTTGCTGAAGGTGGTGTTGAGGTGATAAGGATTACTAACGCAAGCAACGTAGGTATTGGTACGAGTTCGCCTTCTGCAAAGCTATCTGTTGGTGGTAGCGATGCACCCAAATTAAATTTATTGGTTGCAAGCGGTGCTGAACGAGCCTTTATTGACTACACAGAAGCAACATCAATAATGCGTATTGACAGCGATGCTGATATATCGTTGCGCACTAACAACGCAGAAAGTATTCGTATCAACGCTTTTAACAACGTGGGTATTGGTACAGCTTCACCCAACGCATCAGCTATCCTAGACGTACAAAGCACTACCAAGGGCGTGAGAATGCCCAACATGACCACTGCGCAAAAGAACGCAATTGTTACTCCTGCGGCGGGTCTTATGGTCTACGATACAACCTTGTCAAAACTCTGCGTTTACTCAGGCTTGGCTTGGGAAACTGTGACTTCGGTATAAGGACACATTATGAGCATCGCACAAAACTTCCCAACCATCTCCCCCTCGCTCAATCTTTCCTTTGCGCTGACTAAAGCACTCGATCCCCGAATTACCTACACCCGTGCATCGACAGCCACATATTACGGCACTCGCACAGCTAAGGCTGAGGAGAATTTGTTACTGCGGAGTCAGGACTATAGTGCAACATGGACAGTTACCAGTTTAACTCCTGTTACCGCAAAGACTGCTCCAGATGGCACATCTACTGCTACTGAGTTTACTGCTAGTGCTGCAAACGCTGTTTTAACGCAAGGGTACACGGCAATTGCTGGTTCTTATACTTTTAGTGTCTATCTGCGTAGAGTTACTGGAACAGGCGATATTCAAATTGCCGCAGATAATGGCACATGGAATACAAAAGTAATTACAGCAAGTTGGGCAAGATACGATATTACTCAGACTGTGGCTGCTGGTGCTAAAACTGCGGGTATTCGTGTTGTAAATAGCAGTGATGCCATTGAAGTTTGGGGCGCACAGCTAGAACAACGCTCAGCCGTCACAGCCTACACAGTCACAACCACACAGCCGATTACAAACTACATTCCTGTCTTAGAGTCAGCCGCATCAGGCGTGGCACGTTTCGATCACAACCCTACGACTTTCGAGAGCTTGGGGTTTTTGATTGAGGAAAGCAGAAGCAATTTGCTGACGTATTCGAGTGAGTTTGATAATGCTGCTTGGACGAAAACAGCATCGACAATTTCTGCCAACACTATTGTTGCGCCTGATGGTTCGCTGACAGGAGATAAGATAGTTGTAGACTCAGGAGGAAGTGTGTCTACTAGTGCAGCTTCTGTTACATCATATCAAGCCGTAAGTAAGGCAGCTACTGCAACGACATACTCTTTCAGCTACTACGCTAAAGCTGGTGAATTTAACGCCGCTAGACTTTTTGTGCGTGATACCGCCAGTGGCGCAAACAACGCAAACGTAACTGTTTCGTTGGTAGATGGCTCAATACTAGTGGCAGCGGCAGCGGCGGGAACATTTACGGCTGCGTCAGCAAGTGCAGGAACGGTAGTCGGTAACGGATGGTACAGATTTACCCTCACGTTTACTAGCGGGACAGAGACAGGGTTGCGAATTTTAGTTGTGCCTTCAAACTCCAGCGCCACAACAGGCAACGGCTACTCAGGCATTTTTATCTGGGGCGCACAACTCGAAGCCGGAGCGTTTGCCACATCCTACATCCCAACAGTAGCATCCCAAGTAACCCGTGCGGCTGATGCTGCGAGCATGACGGGGACGAACTTTAGTAGTTGGTATAACGCTGGGGAAGGGACGTTGTATCTAGAGGCAATACCCACAAACATTTCTTCAACTGCCCAAACCGCTTTTGCAATTACTAACATTGCTGCTACAACTAATTTGGTTGGAACAGCTATAGGGCAAAACGCAGGCGGTAGTGGTGGTCAATCAACGTCTTTTTGGGTTAGAGAGGATGGCGCAAACCAAGCGCTTTTGTTTACAGCAAATAATGTGCTTAATATAGGTGTGCTATATAAAGTGGCTGGAGCTTATCAGTTTAATAATTTTGCACAATCAACAAATAGCGCTACTCCGTTGACTGACACATCTGGAATCGTCCCTAAAAATATGGACAGAATGTTAATTGGTAAATTTCTATCGAGTAGTGAATTTTCTACGCACATCAAGAAATTTGCCTACTACCCGCTGCGCTTAACAAACGCCCAACTCCAAGCCATCACAGGATAAATCATGTATGCAGACTTATACCTACTTTTCGCAGACGAAGCCCAAGCTGACTCTTACCTTTACACAGTACATCCTGAAGAAGTGGACGAGGACGGCATAGTAATCGTTGAGGCTTACACCACGCCTAACTACCAGAACATCGACACGCTCGGTATCTTGTACGTTGAGCAACCTATCCCTGACCCTGAGAATCCTCCCCCACCAATACCCGAGGAAGGTTGGCACATTAACATCCGACTCGTAGATGGCGAGGACGGTGTTGTGCTAGCTCCGTTTGAGGTGCATCCCGTTGTTCCACGCAGAGTTTGGGCTTAAAGGGTATTAGTATGTTTGGTTTATCAGCGTTTTGCCAATTACCATTCGCATCGGTGCTTGTTGGGTTGCCGCAGCCTATTCTTATTTATGATTTTCACGATGGTGGAAAGCGTAAAAAACAAGAAGAATTGGAGCGCAAACGATTAGCAGCTAAAAATAAAGCAAAACGAGATGAAATTATTGCTTTGTTTGAGCAAATTGTAGAAGGTAAACCTAAGGTTGCAAAGGAAATTGCTGAACCGTTTGTCATCACGCAAGCCACAAAACAAGCGCCAGCAATTATTGATTACGATGCGATGCTTGCTAATTTTGACAAAGTTAATCAAATTTATAATGCTTTAATTGAAATGGATGACGAGGACGTTTTGTTACTGCTATGAGAAAAACTTACATTTACGTTAATGGCGAATTGGTCGAAAAAGGCTCAAAAGAGCATTACGACAGCCTTGGGCCAATGGTTATGCCTGACATTCAACCCTACAAATCAATGATTGACGGTTCTATGATTACGAGCCGTTCGGTGCATCGTGACCATTTGAGACAACATAATTGCATTGAGATTGGCAACGAAAAGATGGAAAGCAAGCCACCGCCAGTAATTGACACTAGGCGAGAGGTCATGCGTCAACAACTGGCGAACATGACGCACAAACAAGCAAATCAAATTCTTTCACAACTACGCCGTAAATTTACCTAAAGGGGTATAAATTGGAAAATACTGAACAACCGGATCGTCGGGAATTACTGTCACAGCAGTTCGACGAAGTTCAGAATGAAGCACCAGTCGAGGCAGTAAAGACTCAAGCCGAACCCAATCTTGAGCCACCACCAGAGCCACCAGTTTGGGAGCGTCCACCAGCATCGTGGAAGAAGGATTATCACGAAGCCTGGACAACCGCTGACCCAAAGCTGAAAGAATACGCTTGGAAACGTGAAGAAGAAATGAGGGCAGGCGTTCAGCCTTTGCTGTCTAAAGCTCAATATGCTGACCAAATGCAGCAGGCCATTGAGCCGTACATGAACAATATCCGTGGTTTGGGCATTGAAGCGCCACAGGCTGTCAAAGCCTTGATGGAAGCCGACAATGTTTTGCGCCACGGATCACCACAACAGAAACAAGCATATTTTGCCCAATTAGCCCAACAATACGGCATCAACATGGGTGAAGTGCAAACTCAACCAATTGATCCCAACTTTTACGCCATTCAAAATGAGCTTGCACAAGTTCGTGGCGAGGTGTTAAATTGGAAGCAACAGCAGGAAGCAGCACAAAATCAAGCGCTTTTGCAAGAAATTAACCAATTTCAAACAAAAGCAGAGTATTTTGAGGAAGCTCGTCCAACAATGATCCAGTTGCTCAACAGCGGCGTGGCTCAAGACTTAGATGATGCGTACCAAAAGGCAATACGCCTAGATAACGACTTGTTTACAAAGCACCAGCAAGCCTTACAGGGCGCAGCAGATGCAGCGAAACGGGAAGCATCGAACAAAGCAGCGAAAGCGGCTAGGGCGGCAGCGGTCAGCGTTAAAAGTTCCACACCAGGGGCAGCGACGAGTACCAAAGCGCAAGATAGGCGTTCATTATTGTTAGAGCAATTTGACAATCT